AATATTGGTGGGACCGATTACAGATTGTTTGAGTTTCCGGGATATACCACTCTTGACTACATGGATCTCTACAAAAAGTTTTCGGGGACAAGCCAAGAGAGTTATGCATTAAACTTTATTGCCAAGGCAGAATTGGATGAGCAGAAATTGGATTACGCAGAGTATGGTTCTTTGCGTGAATTCTATACCAAGGACTTTCAGAGATTTGCAGAGTATAACATTCAGGACGTTGAACTAGTTGAAAAACTAGACAACAAACTTCGTCTTATTGACTTGGCTGTTTCTATTGCATACGAAGCCAAGATTCCATTTGATGTTGTGTTCTTTGCCACAAGAATTTGGGGAACGATCTGCTGTGACTATCTTCTTCGCAAGAATATCATCCCACCAATACAAACTTCATATGCGAAGGATGACCAGTTTATCGGTGCATATGTGAAGGATGTTGCACCAGGTTTGTACAAAAATGTAGTGAGCTTCGATGCCACAAGCCTATATCCAAGCATTATAATGGGATGGAATATTTCTCCAGAGACTTGCATCAAAAAAGATGCATCTCTTAGTGCAGATGATTTCTTGAGAAGCAAAAGAAAAGATATTCCAAACCTTGTAAAACAAGCATCTGATCAAAACGCTTGTCTGTCCTGCAATGGATCCATGTTCACGAATGACATTCGTGGATTCATTCCTATTCTTATTGAACGTACATTCAACCAAAGAAAGGAAGCCAAGAACAAGATGTTGGACTTGGAAAAGGAATATGAACATTCCAAGAATGCAAGTCTTCTTCCACGAATTGCAGCGCTGAAGATTCGTCAGTCCGTCAAGAAGATTTTGGCAAACAGTCTTTACGGTTGCTTGGGAAATCCAGCATTCATCTATTCGTCACCTGAATTGGCGACAGCCGTTACAGTTACAGGACAAGTTATTATTCGTACTGCAGAAAACTGCATGAATGGCTACATTCGACATATCACAAAGGACACTGACAAGGATTATGTTCTTGCCGTTGATACGGATTCCGTGTATTTGAACCTTGATGATATTATCACTCAAATTCAGCAAAAGACCAAAATAACAAACATCACTGACTTTGTTGACAAGATCTGTGAACAAAAGATTCAACCAGAACTAAAGAAGGAAATGGATCTTCTCACAAAGACATTGAATTGCTCTGAGAACAAGATCTTTTTCAAGCGTGAAGCAATTGCTTCCGCTGGAATGTTCATTGCCAAAAAGCGGTATGCCTTGCTTGTCCAGGATCTTGAAGGCATTCGGTTTGAAGAACCCAAATTGAAGATCATGGGTCTGGAGACTGCACGAAGCAGCACACCAGCAATTGTTCGAAAGAAACTAAAAGACTGTATTAAGATCATCTTGACCAAAACCCCGGAGGAGCTGCGACAATATGTGAATGAATTCTATGATGAATTTATGGTGCTTCCTATATCTGATGTCGCAGCTCCTCGGGGAGTCAAGGGAATCAATAAGTATGCTGACAATACAAAGATTTATCAAACTGGGACACCAATTGCGACCAAGGCTGCATTGCTTTACAACAGTTACAGCAAGAAGATTGGAATTGACAAGCAGTATGCAGCGATCAAGGAAAATGACAAGATGAAATTTGTATTTGTCAAAGTTCCAAATCCTTATGGAATGGCTGGCAAAGATGCTGTCATGGGTTTTATCAATAGTCCTCCCAAGGAATTTAATCTTGAGAAATACATTGATCGCAAGAAGCAATTTGAAAAAACTTTTGGAGAACCATTGGACAACATCTTACATGCAATAAATTGGAAACTAAATGCAGAAGTCTCACTTGAATCTTTCTTCGTATGATATAGAATATAGAAAAGCAATGAACGAAATTTATAAACAGTATCAAACACCAAAAATTAATAAAATTTATTTTGACAAAAATCATCCTCTGCATATTCCTGAACGAACAACTTCTGCGATTCCTCAAGCAATAAAGGACTCTCTAAAGCAGAAAGATGAAAAGATTGCTGAGTTGACTGAGGAGTTGGAAGAACTCAAGAGAGAACTGGAAACCATGCGTGCCATGATGGAAGAATGTTAAGATATGGTAAAGAAAATTAAATCTAGATATGGTGATGAAAGAATTATCACTCTTCTTGAAGACGGATCTTACAAAGTCGAAGGTAGGTCTATGTATTCTCGCTTTGGCGATGGTTTATTCGATTTTGAAGGTGGGCCATGCTTTATCGTTGGTGACCGACTACTTGATGTTGAAGATGATGTAATCATCGAATCCATTAAGATTATTCATGACACTCCAGAAGGTGTCGCTGGTTGCATTTTGTATGTAAAGGAAAACAATGTCAAAATATCTAAAAAATCTAATAGGAAAAATAAATAACCCAGACGCATCCATTGTATCAGAAGGTCTTGAAGGATCTGATGTTACAGGTTTTATTGATACTGGCTGCTATGCATTAAACGCATTGCTTTCTGGTTCAATTTATGGAGGATTGCCAAATAATAAAATTTCTTGTCTTGCTGGTGATCCAGCAACTGGAAAAACTTATTATGCCATCGGTATTGCAACACAATTCTTGAAAGACCATAAAGATGGTGTTGTAGTTTACTTTGATACCGAGCAAGCTGTCACAAGATCCATGTTTGAACAGCGTGGAATTGACACCGAAAGAATTGCAGTTGTTCCAGTATCAACAATTGAAGAATTTAAAACTCAAGCACTTAAGATTGTAAATGATGTGCTTGAACAACCCGAAGAAGATAGAAAACCAATATTCATGATACTTGACTCTTTGGGCATGTTGTCAACTGAGAAAGAGATGACAGACTCAGCGGAAGGCAAAAATGTAAGAGACATGACCAAAGCCCAGCAGACAAAAGCAGCTTTCCGTGTATTGACCTTGAAGTTGGGAAAGGCTAAAATCCCAATGCTTCTTACCAATCACACATATCAGGTGATTGGTGCTTATGTTCCTACAAAAGAACTTGGTGGTGGTATTGGTCTAAAGTATGCCGCAAGCAACATTTTGACTCTATCCAAGAGCAAAGATAAAACTGAGGAAGGTGTTGTTGGAAACTTTATCAAATGCACAAACTATAAAAACAGATTTGTAAAAGAAAACATGCAAGTTGAAACCAGATTGAATTATAGTTCAGGACTCAGTAGATATTATGGATTGACTGATCTTTCTATCAAATACGGAATTTTTAAAAAGGTTTCCACACGAATTGAACTTCCGGATGGCACGAAGACATTTGAAAAAACAATAGACGATGATCCTGAAAAATACTATACTAAAGATATCCTAGATAAATTGGACGCAGCAATTCAAAAGGATTTTAAATATGGACAAGGCACCTAAATTTAAATACGTTCCCGAAGTAACTTCCGATGTAGGATCTAATTGTCCTATCATGATAATAGAAGGAAAGTATGAAGGAATTGTCTATCGCTATGGAAAAATTTCTTTGAAAGAAACAGATAATCAAGAAATAGATGTTACAATGGAAATTGATGTATTAAAGTCTCCTAAAAATTTTAATCAACAAGACGAAGAATTTACAAATACAGTGGGTAAAATTTTTACTCAAATTGTAGAAGATGGCATTGAACAAGAACCTGTGGATTTGGAAGACGATGTTCATCAGGGATAATGATGGACTTTGTTTTAAATAAGAGTATAATTAAAACATGGAATCAGTAATTTTAAAGAACTTGGTCCTCAACGAGGACTATGCTCGCAAAGTCGTACCATTTCTTCAAGAAGAGTATTTTCATGACAGATCAGAGAAGATAATCTTCGGTATCGTTGGCAAGTTCATTCTTAAATACAATAACATACCAACAAAGGATGCTGTGATGATTTCACTTGGAGATGAAAAATCTCTAAGTGAGGTTGAATTTAAAAAGTGCAACTCAATCACCGATGAGATGTACAAAGAGGGTGAGAAGTCAGACACAGCATGGCTGGTTGAGCAAACAGAAAAGTTCTGCAAGGAAAAGGCAATATACAATGGCATCATGGCATCCATTGGGATTATTGAGGGCAAGGACAAGGAAAGAACTCAAAATGCTATTCCTGAGATCATGTCAAAGGCTCTTTCTGTTTCTTTTGATACTAGAGTTGGCCATGACTTTTTGGAAGATGTTGACGAGCGATATGAGTATTACCACAGAGTAGAAGAGAAGGTGCCATTTGATCTTGAGATGTTCAACAAGATCACCCGTGGTGGTACACGGAAGAAGACACTGAATGTAGTAATGGCAGCATCTGGTGTTGGAAAAAGTGCATTCTTGTGCCACCATGCAGCAGCATGCCTATCTCAGAATCTGAATGTGCTATACATCACTTTGGAAATGGCAGAAGAAGAGATTGCAAAGCGCATCGATGCTAATCTATTGGATAGCGACATGCACATTCTTGAGCAGATGCCTCAAGATCAGTATGAAGCAAAGGTTGAAAATCTTAAGAAGACATGCAAGGGAAAACTTATCATCAAGGAGTATCCAACGGCTGCTGCGAATGTCACTCACTTTCGCAATCTTATTGAGGAGTTGAAGATCAAGAAGAAGTTTACGCCCGATGTAATCTTCGTTGACTATTTGAACATTTGCTCATGCGCCAGGTTCAAACTTGGAAATGGGATGAACAGTTATACTTATGTCAAGGGCATTGCAGAAGAACTTCGTGGCATGGCCAAGCAATTCAACATTCCGTTATGGACTGCAACACAGGTCAATCGTGAAGGTGCCAAGAGCAGCGACATGGAAATGACAGATACTTCAGAAAGTTTTGGTTTGCCACAGACAGCAGATTTCTTCTTTGCATTGATTGAAAATGAAGAACTTGCTGAAGGTGGTCAGCTTATGGTCAAGCAATTGAAGAATCGTGGAAATGATACGACCAAGAATAGAAAGTTTTTGGTAGGTGTAAACAAATCAAAGATGAAGTTTTATGATGTTGACAATTCCAATTCAGAACTTGTAAATTCAAATCAAACTGAAGAAGAGGGTTTTGGATCTGGTTCTGATGGTCAAGGATTCAATCCAAAATTTGGAAAGAAAAAGAACAAGGTAGTGAATTGGACTTTTGAAGAAGCCAAATGACTCTATATATTGATAAGAAGTTTGTGAATTTGGTATCTGGTTCACTTGAGAAGTTCAAGTGGAAAAAAGATACACTAGCCACATGCAGGTGTTTCAAGTGTGGCGACTCACAGAAGAATAAGTCCAAGACAAGGGGATACTTCTTTGAGCACAAAGGAAATTATGTTTACAAATGCCACAATTGCGGTTTTTCTTGTAATGTATATTCTGTACTTGAAACTATTAGCCCAACGCTCGCAAAAGAATATGCATTTGAAAAATTTAAAGATTCGCATCCGAGAGAAACTGGAAAGAAACAAGAAATTGCCCGCCAACCAGTGTTTACTGATCTCGGAACAAGGCTTGACTTACTCAATGATGATCACACGGCGATAAAATATGTTAAGTCCAGAGAAATACCAAAGGAAAAGTATTGTAACTTTTACTATTGCACTGATTTTGGAAAGATCATGCATTCCTTTGATAGACAAGGTACCAAAGAACCCAGACTCGTCATACCATTTTATAATGAGTCTGGGGAGCTTATCGGAGTTCAGGGACGTTCTCTTGACCCAACTGGTCAAGCAATACGTTATATCACCCTGAAAAGAGAAGGAGAAGAAAGACTTTGGTACAACCTAGATAAGATAGACACACGTGAAACGGTATATGTAACTGAAGGTCCGATTGATTCCATGTTCATACCAAATGGAATTGCAATGCAGGGAGCTGGTTGGTTGGCAGAATTACCTGAAAAATTAAGTAAGACAAAAGTAGTATTCATATTTGACAATGAACCAAGAAATTCAGAAATAGCAGCACTGATGGAGAAATACATACTGGCTGGAAGAAACGTAGTAATCTGGCCCTCGGAGATCGATAAGAAAGACATAAATGACATGGTATTGGCATATGGAGTAAACACAACCATGAAATTAATAATAAACAATATTTATTCTGGACTTATCGCAAAAATGAAATATACTTACTGGAAGAAGGTTTAAATGAAAGACGATAATGACGATATGACCGAAGAGGAAATTATTAAGGCCAGTGAAGCCTATCTTACATTTGTCCAAAGATTTGGAGAATATGTAAAGGAAATGAATCCTGAATTGTGGGGAAAGGCGAGAGAATACGCCGCTGACTTTACAAAAATTCCTGGTGTGACTGTTGAACTTGTTGATAACGATGAGGATGAAGATGACAGAGATGACACAAAGCGTGCGTCCGACTGATATAAAGGTTCTTGACCACGGACATGTTCAGTTGATTGATTGGATGGGTTCAGATCTCAGCATCGTGAATGCTGCAAGAGTTTCCTTCAATAAGGAGAGTTCTTGGGAATATGCTGACAGTCATGTTCCATCACAATCTCTCTCTGAGCGAGATGGAAAACTTATCAAATATCTTGCAAAACACAATCACTTCACTCCATTTTGTCACGCTACAATTTCAATTCGTGTCAAGTGTCCAATTTTTGTTCGTGCGCAACTCGGCAAGCACCAAATTGGTCTGACCATGAATGAAGTAAGTCGCAGATATGTCACGTTTGATCCTGAAGTCTACATTCCTTTGTGGAGATGTGCACCAACTAATGGTGCAAAGCAGGGAAGCAGCGGACGAATTGAAGATATGGATCTCTGTATTCGCATGAGACAGGAATATGATTCTGTTGCAAAGGATTGCATTAAACTTTACAATGATCTTCTTGCAGATGGAGTTGCACCTGAGCAAGCCCGTTCCATATTGCCACAGGGTACATATACGGAATTTGTTTGGACAGGTTCTTTGTATGCATTTGCGCGTATTTATAATCTCAGAATTGATTCACATGCCCAATGGGAAATTCAAGAATATGCAAAAGCAATTGACAAAATAATTGCTCCACTTTTCCCAGTTTCGTGGCAAACTCTAACAACTAAATAAAGACACCAATAAAGAAAGGCCAATTATGCCAGAAATTTTATCACCATTCCAATCGTTTATTTTCATCTCGCGCTATTCACGATGGCTTCCATCAGAAAATCGTAGAGAAACTTGGGATGAATGTGTAGATAGATGGTGGAATTATTTTACAGATAAAGTTCCTGCGCTTGCAGATCGTCCAGACATTAAGAAGGCAATTCTCAATCTTGAGGTTCTTCCTTCAATGCGCAGTCTGATGACTGCTGGACCTGCATTGGATCATGACAACACCTGCCTTTATAATTGTTCTTACTTGCCAATCGATTCTGTTGAATCATTTGCAGAATTGTTTGTCATTCTCATGAATGGAACAGGTGTAGGGTACAGTGTTGAGCGTCAGTACACTGATAAACTTCCAACTGTCGCTAATAAGATAGAAAAGGATTTTAATGTTGTTATCAAAGTTGAAGACTCTAAAGAGGGTTGGGGAAACGCTCTTAAGCAAATGCTTAGACATCTTTATCTCGGTCGTCACATTAAATGGGATATGTCCAGCATACGACCTGCTGGAGCGAGACTTAAGACTTTTGGTGGCAGGGCTAGTGGGCCTGGTCCTCTTGACAATCTTTTTAAGTTTATTGTAAAGGTATTTTATGGAGCACAAGGAAGAAAACTTACCGCTTTGGAATGTCACGATATTTGCTGTGCTATTGCTAATGCTGTTATAGTTGGTGGAGTTCGTCGTTCTGCGATGATTTCACTCAGCGATCTTTCTGATCGTGAAATGGCTCTATGCAAGAGTGGAGCGTGGTGGGAACAAGCAGGATTCCGTTCTTATGCCAATAACTCTGCTGTTTACCGTGGTCGTCCACCAATGGGTCAATTCCTTGAAGAATGGACTTCTCTTTACAACAGTCATAGTGGTGAGCGTGGAATGATTAATCGTAAAGCTTTGCAAGAGCAAGCAGCCAAGTGGGGCCGTGATCTTGATTGTGAGTATGGAACTAATCCTTGCTCAGAAATTATTTTAAAGCCGTTTGAGTTTTGCAATCTTTCAACGGTTGTTGTTCGTCCTGATGATACATCAGCAACCTTGAAGAAAAAGATTGAGATGGCCACAATAATCGGCACTGTTCAATCTACATTTACTAAGTTCCCATATCTTCGTCCAGAGTGGAAGAAGAACTGCGAGGATGAAAGACTCCTTGGTGTAAGCATGACTGGAATTTATGACAACAAGCTAACCAGTGGTCTTGAAGGAAAACCAAAACTCATTCGCTTGCTTGAATCACTTAGAGATCACGCAACTGCAACAAATTTACATTGGGCAGAAAAGCTAGGAATCAATCCAAGCAAATCCATCACTTGTGTAAAACCAGAGGGAACAACTTCTTGCTTGGTAGACTTTGGATCACTTGGATCTTTGGAAGACTTACCAAGAACATTATTGTCAACACAAGCCATCTGTAACTGTAAACTACCGTGACAGCGAGTTCCTTGAAGTTGGTCAATGGTTATGGGAGAACTTTGATGTCGCAACAGGCATATCATTCTTGCCCGGTGGTGACAACCATACATATGCTCAGGCTCCGTTTGAGCAGATTGATGCAGCAGCATATAATGAACACCCCAAGATTAAAGTGAACTTTAAGGAACTTTCAAAGTATGAATCGCAGGACAACACAGAAGCAGCAAAGGAATTTGCTTGTACGGCTGGAGGTTGTCAGATAGTTCC